CGGAAATTGAAGTTCCGTAAACAAGGTCTATCTCACCGATTGATGTAATTAGCAAACTTCCAAGACTTGAACTCCCAATTAATATGTAATGACCAATTTTTATCAGATCATATTCTTCTTGAGTTAAGACAACTTGAACAGCATACTCTTTGAAGGACTTGTTGTTAGAGTTGAATGTTCTTATGTTGTAGATCGTGATGAACCGCGATGACATATTCGCATTAACAGGAATAAGACCGCTTCCAACATTGCCATCAATAATTACCTTGTATGTGTCAATCATTGCGTCAGTTGATTGCCACTCGACCAATCCATAATTGTTATCAAAATAACTGTCAAGATTTGCTTTGATGTTAATTACAGAGCCAACTTGAAAAGGATTTGGAAGACTTGTATTGGGTGCAGGGTCGTAAGTCTGTTCTTCACTTGTAGACCAGTTAAAAACGTCTGTGCTGATCTCTCGCAAATCAAGATCAACGCCGGGGGCTTCATCCAAAGACATAGACATTGCCACAACTTCAAAAGCCTTAGAAGACCAACCAAGTCGAGTGTTATTCACATAAACAATATCGCCAACATTGGCCTTAAGACCCGGTAATTTCAAAGGCAAAGTCAATGTGATTTGCTGACGAGCCTTCAACAATTCAATCTTAGAAAGCCGTTGAGCCATCGTCACCGATGTTGTGAAAGGAAGTGTGATGTTCTTGTAAACAGCCTCTCCGTTATCAAGAGCAATAAAGGCATTAGAAATCAGTGCAGGAAAGTCCACCGACATGTATTTATCTTGAGCTGAAACAAATACACCCTTAATGCAATTGAAGTTCTCTCTGCGGCTAACCAAAGATTGAACAGTAAAGCCAGACCTAAGATCGTCTTCATCAAATGTCAATGTTGGCGTGTAGTAAGCACCGGCAAGAATTCGCCATTTGCCACTTGTCCAGATAGCCTTACCTGCCATTGAAGTCAACATCTGATTGATGATGTCTTCAGGAGTTCCAGATGTCAGGATTGAGCCGTGAAGTTCATACTTGTTTTCAGTTCCACCAGCAACAAGAGGTACATCCTCATCACACACGTTTGCAGCGGCAATTAAAGCAGCTTCATCAATCTCGTTGGCATAAACACATCCAAGACCATAACGTGTACTTGTCAAATAGTCAGCAATACACAATGCAGGATTTGCTGACCAAACGGTAGTCGCTGAACGTGGGTCATAAACCTTCTTTCCACGAACTTGGAATGAGAAGTTAGGCATCCCGCTTGGGAACTTATCTTGGTCGTATTCAAGTCTAATGTAGACCACAGCACGACCACGCAGACGATGGTTAGATGTCCAAAGTGAATCAGATTCAGAAACGAGTTCGCTAAAAGCGGTTTGATTATCAGTGCCAAGTTTTGACTTGATTCTGACCCTGTTGGCATAGGAGCCAGCAGTTACGTTGCCACTGCCATCAATAGTGACTTCTTCATCGTTGAGATAATATTTCTCAATGGCATCAATCTCATGTCCAGCAATTGCCACGACAACATGAAGGTATTTATTGTTGTCAGTTCCTTCCATGTAAACAATGTTGCCGCCAACTCGGGTTCTACCATAGATGACTTGATGAGGAGAAAGGGCGCTGCGTCCTGTAATTGTTGAGCCTGAATTAACCCCGCCAGAGGAGCCTTTGTTCATCGCCTGAGAAACAGCGCCAAGAACAAGAGAAGTTGTGAATTGAGTCGCAAAATATGCCGATAGCGAACCTTTGGCAAGTGTTGTACCAAATAGGCTAAAAGATGAACCAGAAGCAACAGCGCCAGTAATAGCGCCAACGCCAGTAGCAATCAAACCAACAATAATCGCGGCTTTTACGGCTTTTGCCATTTATACACTCCATGCGTTTCTGGCAACGCTCATGCTGAAAAAGATCAATCCTTCTTCAGATACTGCCGCCATTTTAACGCCAAGACATATTCCAAGGATGATATTTTCACCGCTCTGGATAGAAACAACATCACCACGCTTGGCTTGCTTAATAGGCTTTAAATCGCCCAATTCAATTGTTGCTATACCTTCCACCCCGCCGAACTTTTCAAGCCTTCTGGCGGCCCCTAAAGCGGTTTTATAGCCCCTATATGGCTTGCCATGATCTTTGCCAGTCATTGACTCCACAGCATTGACAGCAAACATACAGCAATCATTGGCTCCCCACTCAAATGGGCCAACCGACTTAATAAACTCATTTAGCCGATATTCCCAATCTTGGTGTCTCATTCTGCTTTCAACCCCTCAAATAGTCCATTTGCCCAGAGGAAGAATCAGAATTAATTGATGTGCTTGATGGCTTTGGAGGGTTAGCCTTACCCCAAGTGATTTGCTTTTCTTGTAAGGATGCGACAAACTCACACCCAAGATCGCCAGCAAAAGCCCTTTGCTGATCTTCATTTGTGTAGCGGCTCTCCCTAGACCTCTGAAGGTCAATTAGGCGTGATTCGTAGGATAAAGTTATGGTTGATGTGTCGCCACCCTCTTGGATTGAAGGAACATCAAGTTTTCCCTCAAACATCAAGATTGGGTCATTAATCACAACACCGGAGGAGTTAAGAAACCCCATATGGACTTTGCCAACAGCACCCTGACGAACATCACCCAAGACCAGAGAAATCAAGTCTGAAGGAATGCCAGACATGCTGACCGTGATGCCTTTTGCGCTGATCTCAGAAGCCTCAGAGACATTAGAAATAGCTCCAAGCGTACCAACGCCAGAGTAAGTGTTTGAGTTCCATGTTAGATCGCCATAACCAGACCAGACGTAAACAGTGCCAGAGGCAAAAGAGCCTTCAAAAAGAATAATTGGTTGAACGCTTGTTGCATCAATAGCCGTCTGTACGCCAGCAGAAATGTTACGACTCATAATGCCTCCACGCAAGCAAAGGTAATGCCGTAAACACTGGCCTCGTCAATTGAATACTGAATTTCGTTGGATGCCAAGCGCCACTGGCCCTTTGGAGAGGCAACGGTAATCTGAGCATTGTTCGCAGGGCTAGACCTCAGACTAGGCCAAATGGTCAAAGTAGCGTTACCACTGCCATCAGAGTTAACGTCATCCAAGACTTTATGAAGACGAGTTGCAGAACTTGAACCCAACTGAATCCAGTCTCCAGCCTTCAAGATACCTGTTGTGCTTGTTGTCCAGCCATCAGTAATCAGCGAATCTCCAGTTTGTGAGCCACCATTAACAAGAGGTGTGCCAGTGCCAACACCACGAGGTGCAGTGTTAGCCGGATCGCCAAGTAAAAACGTACCATATTGACCATTCATCTTCAGAAGGAAAGATGCGATTTGTTCAGCCTCATCACGCCTCATGGGAGGCAAAGAGACTTCAGCCTCCCATGCTAGTCCTTGATGCTTGTAGACCTGTTGAGACAAGGTAAATGGAGATTGAGCAACACCCACCACGGAGCGAGCACGAATCGTCATTGACCGTATGCCAATGGAAGGAAAAGTTACTGGATATGAAATTGGCATGATTACCTCATTGCAGCAGCATAACCGCCACCACGCATTTTTGCTTCAGCAACAGCAGCCTTGGCAGCGCCAGCAATCTGAGGCATCAAGGTCATGATTTCAGCACGAACGGTCTGCTGAACACCTGTTGTCACATTGATATTCTGCACGACAGTAACACCACCGCCTTGGCCTTTTGTGTGGTCAATAACAGTCTCGTTTGGATGCAGCATAGCCATAAAGCCACCCTTGCCATCTATGCCGCCAGAACGTGCGCCAGAACCAGTGTAGCCACCACCCTCAAATCCAATATCCGCAGAACTAAGACCTGAAAGCATTGACCCTTTTTGAGCTTGTGAAACAACACCCGGATTGATTGCGTTACCGATCAAGCCAGCCAACGGCCCCATGATGCTTTGACGCAACTGAATTCGGATAAGGTCGGCAATGATTGAGTTCGCCATATCCTTGAAACTCAATTTGCCTGTTTGAACAAATCGAACAAGTGAGTCTTCCATGCCACGCAAAGCACGGGTTGTAGCGTCTTCAGTGAACTTGGCAAAGTTGCCAATCTCATCAAGGTATGTAGCCACCCCAAGAGTCGCACCCTTCATCATGTTCTCACGATCTTTTATACGCTCGGCAGCTAATGCCTTAACAAGGTCGAACTGTTCTTGATACTTCAGGTTTGCCGCAGCAATAGCGTTGAGCTTGCCCTGCTCAGTCAGGTTGTCCAAGTTCTTGATCTTGACGATTTCCTCGTTGTACTTCTTGGTCAACTGAAGACGAGAATTCTCAATTAAAGACTGTTCAGCAGTACGGAACACTCCATCATTCTTTAACTGGATTTGCTCCAGAATGATGTCCATGTCCTCACGATATTTCTCAAGATAATTCAAAGCCTTGTCGCCAGCCTCAACTTGTTTCTCGTTGAGTTTGAGCAGGTCTTGTTCTGCCTTCAGTCGATCTTTTGCATCGCCCTTTCGGATGGCATCAAACTCAGCAGAAATAGCATCAATCTCTTTGTCTTGATTCTTGATTGTGAGTTTTCGATTTTCCAAAACAGTTAAGTCAGTCAATTGCTTTTTACTAGCGCCCAACCGCTTTGCTTGCTCAACTGTTAAAGCAACTTCACCCTGAGTAAGTTTCAACAACTCATCATTTTGTTGACGTAAGAAGTCAGCAAGTTTCTTCTCAGCAGCTTCTTGCTCTTTGGTCTTTACGGGGCCAGCCATTGGCTCTGGCTCAAAGAAGCGGCGTGAACCAGTGCGAATTTTGTCAAACTCTTTGTTTTGCAAAATAGCATTGAATCTGTCTTTAGCTTGCTTGAGCTTATCTTCTGTATCTTTGATTTCTTTCTCAACATCAATACCCAAAAACATTTGGGCGTTCTTTGGCTGAGACTGAAGTTTCTTTAAAGCAGAGTCAAGTTTCAAAACCTCAGAAGCTACACCGGCAATTTCTGAAGTGGCTTTTAACTTTTCAATATTTGGGACAAGTAAATCAATGCCCTTGCTAAAAGTGGTAATCCAAGAAGCAATCGCAGATGACGTACCAGTCATCTTATCAATAGCGCCAACAGTAACCAATATAGAGTTGCTGACCTGAGTTAATGAGCCACCAATAGTAGTTGGCATCCTCTTGGCTTGCTCCTCAACTTTCGGCATTCCTTTAAGGAAAGCGTCAATGAAAACCTCTGTAGTTAGCTTGCCTTCTTCAGCCATCTTCTTGAGCTGACCGGCGGTCACACCCAAGCCAGAAGAAACAGCCCTCAATACTTCAGGAGCCTGTTCTTGGACAGAAACAAATTCCTGACCACGCAAAGCACCAGCAGAAAAACCTTGAGCCAACTGGAGCAACGCAGCAGCAGCAGATTGACCCGAAGCCCCAGAAACAAGGAAAGCCTTGCCAATGCCATCGGTTAAGGCAAGCAACTTCTCTTGAGGAACTCCAAGACTTTGAGTGGCACGAGCAAGAGATGAATACAGGTCAGTCGTCTGAGAAAACGCTGTTCTGTTTTCCTGAGAAATACTTAAAAGTTTTTGCTGAACATCAATGAAGTTTGATGTAGTGCCAGTGACGTTGCTAAGACGAGCAGTGACATTTGTGAACTCGTCTGTCAGTTGCTTGAACTGAACAGCAAGACCACCAATGGATATACCGGCAAACGCAGTAGTGAAAGCACGACCAACATTGGCCGCACTAGCACTTGTTTTCTGAGCAGACTTATCGACCGAATCCAGCCGACCAAGAATCGCATTGAAAGCCGCAGCAGTTTGGTCACTGGCAGTTAGATCAAATCTTATTTTCTCATTTGCCATTCTTAGACCTCTCGTGCTGCAACTTAGTCCAGATTTGCCACTCTATGAACTCCTCAAGAGACATTTCCTGTTCAAGTTCTGATACTGTCTTTCCTAATTTATCGGCAAGGAAAAACTTGAACTGTCTCTCGTTAGAGTTTAGGAGTTTTTTTCCAACTCCGATGGATTCACCATCATTATTTGCGATGCAATCCGAGCCAAGACGCCAGCATCAACTTGGGTCTTCAAGGAAACTTTGTCTTCAATGGTGAACATGCTGTCACCCTTCTCATCCAAAGCCTTCATGACCAACAACTCAGCAAGCATCTCGCTCTCGTTGCTGTTCCTAGTCGCCATCTGCAATTTACCCTGATCTCTCAAAGTAAATGGCTTGGAATAGATAACGAATGGGCCTTTCTCATCCCCCCATTCAGGCACTTCAATGCGCTTGATCTGGAGGGAGTTGAAATGATCTTTTGCTCGATCAATAGCTCTCATTAGCTTGCAGTGCTAGTAGTCAAAGCACCAGTGCCTTGGACAGTGATTGAAGCCTCAACCATGCCATCGAAGGAGCCATTGATTGTCTTACCAGTCACGATAGCCGAACCTGTGTAAAACGTGTCGCCAGCAGTTGTGCCTTCTGGATAGAACTTGATGGTGACTTCAGAACCAACGCTCAAAGCACCTTGACCAGTGGTGTCAGTCTCGTCCCAGAAAACATCAATTGAGCCGCTAAACGACTTCAAAGACGATTTGTAAGTACGAGAAGTATCTCCCATCGAGGTATCCTCGATAGTATCAGCAGTCTCGCTTATCGAGTACGAACGAATTTCGGCAACAGCGCTTGTGCCAACGTGAACTGTGCCTTCAGAACCTGAGTGATTAGCCATTTCTAGCTCCTTTAAAGATGATGATATTTTGCCACATTAAGCAGCGGATTCAACCTCGTTTTCACGGTTCGTGTAAATTACCTGAACCGTTAAACGCCCAACACCAACTGGTTGCTCCCCGCTTCCGTCAAAGTCTGCTTCAAAAGCAATTACCTTGGTGTCTTTTGCATAGCCTCCACGGGTAAGATCAGCAGCCAGTGCTTCCTCTACCTGTACGGCAATTGTGTCCAATGTGTTGTCAAGGTTTGAAACGGCAGATGCGTATGCCTCAACAACAACTTCCAGTGTTCGCTCTTGTCTACGAGGTGGACTGATGGTCGCGTACTCAGTTGTCTCAGCCCGTGTGTATACACATAAACCCGGCAGTTTGGACTGCTCCAAAGGGTAAATCCGAGTCTGGTAAACGCGATTGCCTGTCGTAGCCAAACCAGTCACCGCAGTGACAATGTTTGATCGAATCAGTTGTCTCAGGTGGCTCATTACTGCTTCTCCAAGACAATAAATGTCATTCCTGTACCGTCATCCTGAACCACACGGCTCAAGTATGTAACACCAGAAACAACGAAGGTGTCACCCTCAGTCGCAGATGCAACGTCAGATGTTCTAACCATCAGTCGAGGTTGTTGCATGGCAAAACCAACCATGCCACCAGCATCAACTTCAGCATAATCGTTGTCGAAAATACCAGTGATCGTAGCAGGTGAGCCACCTTGTCTTGTGTATGTAATGCTCTGACCGAAATCAGCCAGCATTGCCAAACGATCAGCAGCAGATTCAACAGCCATTACTGCACCTTTTTAGGTCGCCCACGCTTGATAAGCGGAGCATCAGAAACTTGTAAGCCAATTGATGTATTTGCCAAAACCTTCTCTTGATAAGCAGCGCATCGGCCTGTCTTAATCAGGAGCTTGGCTTCCTGTTCTGGCAACTCAACAACCTGACCAACCCGAGTATTACCCGCGCTGGTCATGGTGTTACGCACAAATTCAACTTTCATCGGAACACCTCCGAGATTTCTCTCGGAGGCTCCCCAATCAGAGGATTTCAGCATTAGGCGATGTCTGCGTCACCCAAGCAGAACGACACGGCGTGACGGACAGCCACATCGACCGACTGCATTGCAACGATACGGACAGTGCCAGTAGTCGAAGCAGTGTATGGGTCAACCAAGATGTCCAGACCACCCCACATGCCGATCAGCAAGTCGGAGAAGTTACCGAAGTAAGCATCACCAGCAGCAACTTGGTTCGACACAATGGCGCGGTAGCCGTTGATCTGACCGTCTTGCAGCACGAACTGACCAGAGCCGCTATCTTTGGTAGTGGTCTTCAAAGCACCAGCCATCGAAGCGTTCATGATGTAGGCCAAGTTGCCCAACAGAGCATTGTCAGTGGCAACTTCAGTCTCCATGCCAACGATCTCAGCGAAAGTTGGGTTGGTGGCAGCGAAGTCCTTGGTGTTGATGCCAGAAGTGGCACGAATACCAGTGGGCTGACCGCTAGAGCCAGTACCAGCCAAAGCACCCAAGTCAATCGCCAATGCCAGAGCTTGAGCCAAGTCTGTACGGATCAGGCTTTCCACATCGGGCGAACCTTGCATCATCAACTGACGGGTTACATCAGTGAAAGCGCCGACAGTCTTAGGAGCCATAGTGATCGAAGTGATCCCCATTTCGCTCTCAGCAGCAGCAGAGCCTTCAGCGAACCAGCCACCAGACGAAGCAGAAGACTTTTTAGGAATCTTCACGTTGCCAGACAGACCAGTCAGCATGGTTGCGCCAGCTTGCATTACGCTAGAAGCGTTACGCAGGACATCAACGAATGCGTCAGGACGGAAGTTCTGACCAACCAGACCAGCATCATCAGTGCTGTTCAGGTCGCGCTTGTCCCATTGACGCAGAACGTCAGCAGGAACCAAGATGCCTTGAGCCGATTGACCAAAGGCGCGTTGGGCGGCTTCAGAGCACTCAAATTCAAAGGCAGCAGCACGTTGTGCGGCACGGTCAGTAGGGTTTGCCAGAGCGTTGATAGCACGCATCAGGCTGAAGCGCTTAACTTCAGTCTTGCTCATGCCAACTTCTTGCACTGGAGCGTCAAAAGCGCGGCTGTCAACAGCCACTTGTACAGAGTTTTCCATTTTAGTTTCCTTTGGGATTGCAACCTCAGTTTCCACAGCGCGGATTTCCTCGGTTACGGTTTCGGTAATTTGCGGCTCTACAACCACAGCTTCAGAGATGACTTCCTCAAGATTTCGACCCACACCCACGGTGACATCCGCAGGGATAGAAACGATACTTGCCTCCATCGGTCGCCAAGAAACAGCGCGATATGTTCGACCGTCTTTGTCCTTCTGCATCTTGCTGATGGAATAGCCAATCGAGACATTGCCACGGATGTTGTCAGCAACATCACCGTACACCTCTGAAGCCAATGCGCTCTTACCGAAACGCACTGTCGCTCGCAACTTGCGAGCCGAGCCATCGAGGGACACGGATTCAATCACCCCAATCTGCCTTTCAGGATCGTGATCCAACAGCAGGGGCGCACGACCAGAGTTCAAGAAACTCAGGTCAATAGCTTGTTCAGAGTGGTCAAGCACCTCGGAGCCATAAGAACGCTCCACAGGTGTCTCAGACGATATTGCCATGCGAACACGGCGATCATCCTCAACCACAGCTTCCATTGCGTCAGAGCGTGTCAGGCGTTGAGCCTCACGGCGTTCTGCAACAACTTCTTCAGGAACAACGACTTCCTCGGCAATAACCTCGGCAATGACGTTTTCCTCAGTAACGGTAATGGTATTTTCCATCACAGACCTTTCAAGTTCGTCAGATTTTAACAACTCTTTTGTTTGATGAGTAGTATTTTCTTCAGCAGCACGATCTGCTTGAATTTTGGCATATTCCTTGTCAGCCCAAGACTTACCGGGATCACCACCCCATAAAGCCCAAGCAATCCGACCATTTGAAGGATAGCCATCCTCACCCGGACGAAATCCTTCAGCCTCTTTATCAACCTCATGCCGAGCAAAGAAGCTAACCATTCGACCAATCGTGTCATCAGACAAGTTAGCGCCATTGACGATGTCTCTTGCACGAGCAATACCAATCTCAGTGCCACCACGACCATACTCATCACGCCAATCAAGGCCACGTTGAGCTTCTTCCTTCATTGATTGATTAGGCACTGGCATTATCTATCTCCGCAGGGATTGGAGCCTTGTTACCAAACGGCTGAAAAGCCATTGACAGACCGTAACGAGCCGCCATTTCTTTCTCGGCTTGAATCTGGTCAAAGATTTCCTCAACGTCACGGCCTTGCTGGTTTGCAATGTCTTGCATAGACAGAAGACCGTTTTGCAGACCAACCACAGAGGCGTTCATTTCCTTGAGAGGGTCAACCCACTGGAAGCCACGGGCACGGAAAACTGTTGCTTCTGCGAACTTATCAAATCGGCTTGCAGGAATGTTAATCACAGCGTTCTGCATGATAGACAGCAAGAAAGCACGATAGACAGGCTCAACAAAGTGCTGGATGAGAAAGTCTTGAATGATCTTCCACTGGTCACGGTCTTCCAATGCCCCTTGACGAATAGACGAGTAGCTCACGCCCTCAAGGTCATTTGCCAAGGAGGTGTAAGACACACCAAGACCAGAAGCGATACCACGCAAGATAGCTTTCTCAAAGTCAGCAAAGGCAGTAGTCGGGTGAGTTGGGTCAAACTGCTGAAACTGAACACCGTCAGGCAACTGGTGGAAAGTGCCGGGTTCGGCTTCCATGATTGGCACTTTGTTTTCAGTGTCATCAGGTGTAAATCCATCACCAGCAGGAGAGGTGAAAAATCCCATCTTTGATGCGCCAACACGGGCAGCAACCAACTCAGCCTCACGATACCCGTTAAGCATCTTCAGGTCAGCAATCACAGGAGACATCCAAGGCGCACCACGGGTCTGCATGGCTCGTTCTGGCAAGAATGCGTGAATCATCTTGTCAGCAGGAATCCGGTTGTAAGACTTACCCATCCACATGGTCGAGTTGTCGCCGGGATGAGCCGTAAACAAGTGGTAAGCAATCGGACGGTTAAATGAGTCCAACTCAACACCCATACGGATACGATGTCCGTTTGGCAGAGTGACGTTGTATTCCTCGTCCAAGAGGTCAGACTCAATGAACTCTAGCGCAAAACCAAAGTCATTTGGATACTTCACCAATCGAACCAAGACCTCGCCATCACGAACAAGGTTCTCAATAAAGAGTCGCTGTGCGTCAACCCACGAAATCTTGCCATCCACAGAGCATTGACCCATGCGGCCCCATCGCTTCCACGATATTTCAATCTGGTCATTACCAAGATTGTCCATCGCGCCATTATCGTTACGGGCTTTTACTTGCAAGGTCACGCCACGATCACCAACAGTGTTTGCTTTGGCAAGACTGATAAAACGCCGAGCATAAGCATTGTTGCGAGTCAGGTCGCGGCAACGATTACGCAGGACTTTAAGAGCGCCTTTGATTTCCTCATCGGCAGACCGTGAAGATGCAACAAAATCAGAGAACAATCGACCCTGATTTGCGCCAGCATAGGCTCGCTTTTTCAGCGGTTTCTTGCGAGAGAAAATATCTAAGATACCCATTTATTAGCTCCCAAACCGCACTTGAACTGTTGCGCCAGTTGCTTGCCTCTTGCGGATTCTTTCGGCAAGAACTTCTTTTTGGAACTCTCGCTTGTAGTAATCTCGCGCATCAAGCAAGTCTTTGAAAGACATCTTGTTCAAGCTGCGACCATTGATTGTGTAACTGGCAACGTCAGAGTCAGCCTTGCCAGAAAGAATTGACTCAATCTTGCCAATCATGATCTCAGCATGAGTCCGAGGGTCAGCGCCGTTGACATCAAGGTCAGCAACGCAAGTGAAGTAACCCCTGTCAACAATGATGCGGTTACTGTCAGAGTTGCGAACAATCTCAAGTTGCCAGTGATATAAGCCAACAACAAAGTTGGCAGATGTTGCACTTGAGACAGTAAACAAGTAATCGGAACCAGTTGAGGTTCCAGTTACGTTAATTTCTGTGTTGCCACCACCAGTAATACGGGCCACATAACTAGCCGTATAAGCAGTGTTTGGATAATCGCCGCCAAGATCGGTGCGCTTCCATTGAATAAAGTCACCGGGACTGACTGTCTCAGGTTCAGTCGTTGGAGCTTGCGTAACATCGAAAAGGTTAGCCATAGCCACCCCATAGTTTCATGAATTTTACAGATTTTAACGCCATCTGTTGACAAAGCTACCCATATTTTTTGGACGTTGAACTGGCTTTTGCTCTTTTACCACCTCTTGCGCCTCTTTTCTGTGAGACATCTTCATAGCCAAACCATTCAAATTCACGTTCAACAACGCCAAAGCAGCTTTTGCATACACACGAACGTCAAGCGCCTCGTTTCGAGTCCTGATCTTAACAAACTCACGCCGAGCAAAACCTTTGTGGTATTTAATCTTGATCTTTTCAGCAGTAAGTTGCTTGTAATACTCGGGGTCACGACCTTCAGGAAAATGGCAATACCCCGGTCCATGCTCTGTGATCTTGAAGCGCGAGAACAACTCAGCCTTAACCGTGTCAACGCCAACAGGGAACAACTTAATCTTGCCAATATTGTTTTTGGAAGGCTTGCCAACCATCGGCCTACCCTCTCCACCTACACCCTTGATTGCAAAAACACGCTTTGCTTCCCGAGTCGAGACATACTTATAGACAGCTTGGGTGTGATGACCACCAGAGTCAATGCAAGTAGCACGGACAGCCATTTCTTCACCAAATTCATGTTCATACACCCCATAAATGAATTCATCCAATTCTCGCCACACAATCGGCCCAGAAGGATCGCCATGAATCGTTTTATAGGCAATAGACCAAGATTCCTCCTCTTTGCCCCAAGCAACGATCTCGGCCTCTAGTCGATCATCCTGCACATCAACACCAGCAGTAAGAATTAGGCCATCGGCTGGAACAACGTCACCCCAATCCTCTGCCCTCTCCGATAGAGAGTAATCATCCACGCCCTCACCGTCCTCCTCCCAAGTCTCCGCAAGATAAGTATTCACCCACACCCTCAAGGTGGATGGCTGCTTTCTTGCCGCAAGGAAGTCACGAACTGCGTCTTCCAAAGGAATCCAAGGCGAATACAGTCCAGAAACACAGAATCCAGCGGTCTTGGAGAACTTCTCGGTAGCCCTCCACTGACCACGGCGCACAGCACGAGCGCGACTTGCATCATCCCAAATAGAACCGCACGACTCACAAGCGTAACCAGCAGTCTCAGGCCTGTCAGCATCAAACTGAACTTGGCTCCATTTGAGCGTCTGCTCATGACCACAATCGTGACAAGAAACGTAATAAAGCCGTTTGTCTGATTCTTCATACGCTTGTTCAATCCTTGAAGCACCCTTGTTCGTAGGGGTAGAGACAAGGATGATCTTGCGGTTCCAGAACGTAGCCGAGCGCTTACGGGCCAGCGTTACGGGATCACCCTCTGAACCAGCCGATACAGGAAATCGGTCAACCTCGTCACACAAAACAATACGAATAGGACGGGAAGCAAGAGAAGCAGGACTGTTGGCCCCGCAGCCCGTAACATGACCGCCGGGGAAACTCTTGTGCAAAGTAGTGTTCCCAGAATCCCGACTTCTAGGGTCTTTGACAAGACCTTGCAAAGCAGGAGTGTCGCGCAACATAGGAGCCAAACGGTCTTTTGACCAAGTTTGAGCCATGTCAAGCGTTGGTTGGACAACCAAGATTGGGCTTGGGTCTTGAGCGATGTGGTATCCAACAACATTGTTCAAACACTCCGATTTACCCATCTGAGCGCCCATCATCAAAACAACAGTCTCAATAGCAGGGTCAGAGATAGCGTCCATAATGCCGCGCTGGTACTCAGCACGGGATGTCTTCCAAGAACCCGGTTCAGCAGATGCTTCTGGACTTAACTTGCGAAAAGTATCAGCCCACTCACTGACCGTCAGCCTCGGTGGAGGTTTCAAGCGCTTCCTCATCTGAGTCGAGATCGCTCTCCTCAGTGAGTCCTGCTGAATCCTCTTGATTGATTCCGGCAACTTCATTTAGAGCCTCATAAATAGCATCATCAAGGATGCCTTTGATTTCTTTGATGTCTTTTGCAGTGTAAACAAGTCCAGCCACCTTTGAGGGGATAGACAACATCTTGGCACGGAAGTTCGATAGCTGCTCACCAATCTCGTCAGCAACACGCTCAATCTCCACAACCCTGCCCTGCTCCTTCAAGAGTTCTAGCTCTGCCATGCCAGCCTCTGCCGCCATCTTACGCCGTTTTCCTTCCTCAAGGTCAATAGCGTCTTGGTTGCCAATCAGGTCGCCCACCTTCTTGCGCTCCATCCAAGCAATCACATCCGAGGTTTCGTAGTCCGAACCACCCCTTCCCTTGCGCTTGTTCAAGATCGGGAAGGTGCTGTCCTTCTGCATCTGCGTCAGCCATTCCTCAGAACGACCAATGATGTCAGCCAGTTGCTTCTTGTTAACAATCATCAATTCTCCAGTTGCCTATTTTTTAAGCAGTTGCCTATTTTTTAAGCAACTTTCTTTGTTTTTCAAGCCCATGCTAACCGAACCACAAAAAAGCTGCAACACAAGTATTCATGCGGAGTTGCTTAAATTTTAAGCAGTTAGCTTTTGCCTATCGGATACAAAAGACTGATTGATAAAGCCTATCACTAGCTTTTTACGGGGGTGCGAATAAC